GGTGTGGCGGCTAACATCGCAGGGAAAATTACACCCGCCGCTTTCTTAACAACTTTTACAACTTTTTTAGCGACTTTTTTGATACCCCTCCACAGTTTACCTAAAAGAAATTCAGCTAATCCTGTGACGGGATTAATAGAGTTTGAATCGGAGCCAACAATATATCTTTCAGGGTCTTCCACACCTTGTTCAGACAAAAAATTAACAAATCTTTGTTTTATAGCGGGGTCTTCTAAGAATTCAGCCGGAATAACCATTTCTCCGGGGCTAACGTGGGCCAGCATGGTGTCGCTACCTCTACCTTGAGCAGCTATTTCATCAAATTCACTTGCGTAAATTTGATCAATATCCTGCTCACTTAGTGCTGGAATATCACCAATTCCACCTGCTGGAATCTCCATCTGCCCTTGATTCATCATTGCTTCCATAGCCCCCGCCCATGCAAAAAAAAGGTATTAATTTTATTGTACTTGTTTTTTTCTTACCAGTCCACAATTGGCCTACAGATTCGGGCATAAAAAAAAGCCTCCCGAAGGAGGCCAAAATAATATTAGAGGTTACTCGGAGTAAGTATAACTTGGATCATAATCATAACGAATAACTAACACATCACCAGCTATGTAAGCTTTGCTTCCAGAACTTGGGTTGTAATCACTGTGCAGAGTAACAGTAGTAGTTTGACCACTAGCATCACTCGCTACAGTAAAATCATACGAAGAACCGGGAACAAGAACTAAGTTACCGTATTGGACACATACATTTTCGTGCCATCTTGCTAACTCGTCAAGCTCAAAAGACAAAGTTTGATTTGAAACATGAGTAGAAGTCAAAGCAATTACATCTTGTTTCTTTGTGACAGCTAAAGCTCTGTTAGCAGCAGTTTGTGCAGTACCTAGACCAGTGTCAATAGCAGTTAAAGCACCCATGACAGTAGTAGTACTGTCTAAGTAGTTTGTGCTGCTAGGCTGGTTATAAGTACCGTTAGCGTTCAAGCCGATAGCGGTTTCATGGGCATCCGCTAAAGTTGAAAGACCACTAATACTAGAGGAATTACTAGAAACACTAGAAGCGTTAGTAGCTATTTGAGTATCTAAATCCTCGAGTGAACCAACGATGCTAGTCGCAGTGTCCATGTAGTTTGTGCCTGAAAATGAAACGAAAGCACCTGCCGCAGATAATCCAACGGAAGCTTCTATAGTGTCGATTTTTCCATTCAAAGTAGAAACATTACTGGAAATTGAGCTAGTTAAAGAAGTCTCCACTGACTTGATGGATGTGTCTAGAGTTACAGCAGCGTTCAACAAAGAACTGGAGCTACCTAAGTAGTTAGTTCCTGAAGGAGCAGAGTAAGTACCATTTGAATTCAAACCAGCGCCAGTAAAACCAGCTCCGATTAGATTGTTTATGGTAGTTGAGAATGAGGCATCGTCATTTATAGCAGCAGCCAATTCATTCAAAGTGTCAAGTGCTCCCGGAGCGCTGTCAATCAGGTTTGCGATAGCTGTTGACACGTAAGACTGACTCGCAATCTTGTTTGTGTCTGGGCCAACCAAATCGCCGTCTGAGTCAATGCTAATTCCAACGGTTGAACCACCAGAATTAACTAATCTAATTGAGTCGCCGTAAGCGATTTTAATTTTCGAAGCACCAACTGCATCCGCAGCGATGTGAGCTGCATCAATACTTCCATCAACTAAATGCTCAGAATCCACTGAGTCATCAGCCAATTTCGCAGACGTAACAGCATCGTCAGCTAGTCTAGCTGTAATAACAGCCCCGTTAGCAATCTTCGTTGAAACCACAGCACCCGCTACGATTTTGTTTTGATCCACTGCTCCGTTAGCAAGTTGAGCGGTATCAACTGAAGCATCCTCGAAAAAGTGTCCTTTAATCAATCGTGCCATTTTTTCCTCCCCTTTAAAAATGCACAGTACGTTACTTTAATAGTAACAATTTTTAGAAAAAAGTTTAATGATTTTCCTCATGACCTAAGTGCGGTAATAAACAATCAGATCATCTCCTTCTACGATAAAATCGGAAAGTTTGTTTGTTAAATTTTCATCACTAAGAGAACTAAAGTCCATAGAACGAATGTAAACGGCTTTTGGATCATTAGCGGTTGGAGAGGCCACCTGAAAATCAGGGTTATCTGGGAGAAGGGCTAGTTCTGCTGTAGTAAAAGACGAGCGATTTAATTGATCTACACCTGCTATAGAAAGTATTTGTACCATGTCTGGATTTGATGGGGTATCTGAAAGAAGAAAATAACCCCTACTAATATCAGTAGCTGTAATGGTAATTAACTCCGCTTCAGGCTCCTGTGAAATAACCTGCCTTATGTTAGACAGTAAAGTAGAATTAATGTCATAACGAACTTCAATTACATCATTTTCAGAAATGTTTGTACTTAAATCAGAAGCTCTTATAGTAATTATATTACTGGCATCCGCTATCCTAAAATCAGGCTTATCTGGAGAAAAATTACCCCCAGAAAAAAAAGGTTCATTTATAGAAGCATTTATCAAAGGTAATCCACCGGGCTGATTAATCCTAACATTCGAGCCAGAAGCAACAGAGTACTGAAGTTCAATCTCTCCTGCCGTAACTTGAGCCGCAGTAACTTTAAATAATTCAGAACCTTCTAGTTGAACAACCCCTGTTGATACAGGCGCAGAACCCTCACTAGAACCTGCTACTTTTACGTAACCGTTTACTTGAAATAAAGTTCCGTCCTCTAAACCAGTAGAGTTTGCTTGTAGGTTGGTAATGGTGATCGAGGTTGATCGCCAAGGGCCGGGGTTATTAACTTGCTGTAAAAATACAGAGAACGCACGTACCACCTCTGCCTGATATTTCTGATCATATTCAGAGGGTGGTGTGGGAAAATTAGGTAATACTAGACCGCGACTCATTTCCGTCCATCTGGTCTGATGTCAACTCTAGGAGTCCCTAATCTCCATCCTACTCCTTCGTCTTCTGATTCGATTTTAAAAGCAAATGAGCGGCCTCTAAGTCTGACATTGTGGTAGTTCGTAAACTGTTCAATAGGAACAGTAGCACTTCTCGTAACCGTATTTTCCTCCACGCTGCCGTAATTCTCTCCGGGCCAGCTTCTAGTCTGTAATGTAAAACTTGCCGAAGGAGCACCTGAATCCGAGCCATCAAAAGTAACGTCTGGAATAATCTTAGACAAAAACATGAAGTTATCGCCAGCACCCAACGACATCTGACTGCTTTCAATAAAAGAATTTATACCAACTGCTGGGACTACAGAGTTGTCATCCCAACCTAGCTCATGCTCGTAAAGTATACCGTCAGTTCCTGCTGCGATTGGGTAAGGATTTATACCCCTATCCATCCAAGCGGATCGACTTAATGTACCGTAATACCAAACCTTTTCTTGGTAATTATATACAACGTACCTATCTATAACCCCGTTGCCTTCATAAGAAACATAAAACCACCATATTTCACTATGGCTAGAATTTACGCTACAAAATATCTGTTCTCTTTGAGCAGTGTCCAAAGAATTAAAAACATAAGATCGAACGCTACAAGGAAGCTTTTGGACTTGACCAGTGTATACGTAAAAATCACCCTCACCCATCCAAAAAACAGCGTCATCAACAGCAGTTATAGCCAACGGGCCTGCTACAGTTATGTTTGCTGATAAGGTATTTATACCAAAGGTAAACGGTGGCCCCAAGTACTGCATTGCGTGTAAAGAAACATCCGTAAAAACCAAGATTTGCTGACGGGTTTCAATTGCAGCAACAATCTGAGAGCCTGTACCGATTCTTAGATCACCTGCGGTATTATTAGGTAAAGATTCCCAAACTAAAGGGTTTTCTTGGTCAGAAAACCTGATTAACAGCGGATCCATTGTACCTATAGCTGTTTGAGAATCACAACCAAATAAAATTACGTGACGATCACGATCTGAAACCATCACTTGTTTAGCCAAAGTCGGCGCTGTTGCGTCAGAAGAAAGGTCTGAAATAGCAACCGCTCTTTGGTAAGTAGAAACACTTAGTGATCTGTCCCAGTAAAAAACACCCTCATCACGAACATTTAAAATTAAATCTTCACCGAAGTTGTCATGGCTCCAAATCCTCAAAGAAGCGCCCGGAGTTCTAATAGAGGCTATGGAATCCCACTCACCTCGACCCCAAGTTCCTGCACCAAACCCTGTTCCACCAATGGATACATCTAAACCCGTAATTACTTGATACACTCCCACAGTGGAGCCGCCACCAGTACCTGAATCAGAAGCCGTAGCTTGCAATAAAACTGGATTAAAAGTATTACCTTGCATAGTTTTAGATAATTCTTTAACTTCTCTAGCGTCTATGATGTAAGTGTTGTCACCAGTTTTTCTTTTTATCCTATATTCTTGGTTTAATACATCTGCGGTAATAGTACCACCTAAAGAAGCTGCATCTGAAAAAGTAACAAAGTCATTTTCTTGAGCACCGTGATCGTTATGGTTTACTACAATTTCTGAGCTACCATTAGTAGCTTGGAAACTAACACCTCCTACAGGAGAAGTTAACCTGACAGGAGTAATGTCATGAAGAGCGCCACCCTCGTTGATGTAATACTTTAAGTGAGTCCCTAAACTAATGTACTTAGTACCATCTAAAGCCACAAAAGAATGAAGTGAACGGCATTGACCTGCGAATGGATTGGTAGAGTATTTGTGCCAACCGCCTATTTTTTCAGGCATACCGAAACGGAATCTTATTTTATCACAATGAAACCATCCACCTTCGTTAGTATACGAAGTAGTTTCCCGATTGATTCCGGGTTTGAATTGCAACTTTTGTAGAGGCATTTTTCATCTCACTCTGCTGCATCGGCTGTTTTCAGATCATTCCTAAGATGAATTAAGAACGCCTCTCGGCCCACCTGTAGTTGTTCTAAGTTGAATTGAGCGGATTTTATTTTTCGCTCTAAGTCACTTACATGACTTAAAATAAGCTGCTGAGTTTCAGTCATGTCCTCTAGAACATACTGTTTCTCATCTATGGTGATCGGCGTTGTTTTTTTCTCAGCCATCACTCACCTCCCTATTAAAAAATAAAGTTGTTTTAGTCGGTTATTCTACTGGTTTTTATTCTTCAGGTAAAATATTTTTACTAGTTGCTTTGTACTTCTCAACAACTTCGGGAGTATGTACAGTAGAGCAAATACTCTTAATTTTTTCAGATTCACCACTAAAATCATCGCCGGGATAAATATGCTTGTTAAAACCATTGACAGCTATAATATTACCGTCTTTAATAATTTCAAGTTTATATGTAATACCTATTACACCGTTTTTTAAAATTTCAATTCCATCTTCTGTTACTTTTTCTTCCATCAGTTAACCCTTAAATTAAATTATTTAACCAAGTTTATATAATACAGGAGTGGTGTCATCAAGAGAACCACCAACATATAGAACATTTCGATCTGGATTAAATTTAGCAGAGACTAGGTATAATACACCCGGATCAAAAACTGGGGTTGAATTCCAAGTTTCACCGTAATCTAGAGATTCGTAGACTTCTCCACCGTTAGCTAAAAAAGCGCTTCCAGTATAATGAAAGGCTAAAAACACAACGTGTCCGTTTCCTAAGTGCGTTGGAGCGTAGGCGCGATTCCTGTTTAAAGTGAATTTAGATGTTGTGTTCCAATTCGCACCATAATCATTTGATATATACACATTAGCATTATGACTATTAGTAGAGCCTTCCGCATTAGTGACACCAATGACTTTACCGCCTCCTAAATTTTCAGTTATAAATTGACCATTATTTAAAAAGTTTGTAGATTGTGTTGTAACTTTAGTCCAATTAATACCATAATCTGTCGATCTTATTAATTCTGGGACGGTACTTGAGCCAGAACCTGATGTAGAGCCAATCCTTACAGGTCTTCTATTAGCTAAAACCACACCGTTTCCAACATGTTTTAAAGCACCAACCCACCAAGAGTCGCTAGAAGAATAATAGGGACTTCCAGCATCAAAAACTGAACTGTTATCCCAAGCATAGTATACAGTTTGTGCGTGTCCAGAAGAATTAGCACCTCTTAAATCTACCCAATTCTGACCACCATCCGCAGACCTCCAAATAGAGCCATCACCTTCATTATAACCTCCACCATGCAGAAAAATATAGCCAAACTGCTCTAAACTGTAAACATTATCATGGCCCTGATAAATTCCACCACCCCAGTCATTCACAAGAGTCCATGTATTGCCAGCATCTGTTGATCTATACACATTTCCATCGTGAGCATGACCCCCAGTAGCGGCTAGTACAGTGTTAGAAGTGCGATAACGTTTTATAGCACTAACATGGTTTATGTTAGTAAATGTTTTAACTGTTGACCAATTAGCACCATAATCAGTCGATTTGTAAATCCTACCGTGAGTACCATTCGCAGTTCCAGCTAAAATAACTCCATTCCCCATATATTCTATTGCAGAAATTCTATTTCCATAGGTACTGTTGCTACCATGTAAAGTTCTTATACCTGCGCCTATATCTTCATAGTTAGATAAATCTATGCCTCCCAACTTATATCGAGTCATAAAATTAAGGGCGCTTACTCCTGTAATAAACGGTGGCATATAAAAGCTCCTTTAGCTGTCAAAACTTACGTGATTCCCAAGAACTGTATAAGCACTAGACCCTGTACGGAATACTGTAAAACTGTAAACATTCACTGGAGCAGTTCCCGTATCTCCTGTTGGAGTAGAACCTCCCTGCCATTTTATAGTAACAGGTGATCCACTAATTTTAAAAGTGCTTGGAATATGAGAGGTTCCAGTTCCAGATTCTAAAACAAAAGTTAGATTTGTTGCATCGCCAATTTCCAAGTTTATATTGGTTACATCAATTGTCCAACTTCCTGATATTGAGGAACTAGTTACTCTCCAAAGTTTTGATGAACTTGCATCCGCAGTTAGCGTAGAGCTACTAGTTATGTTTGTACTATAAGTCCCGAAAGTTTCAGTAACACCGTCTATTTTAATGTTTCCGTTAACCTCAAAAGTGTTTGTAGGAGCTAGAGTTTCAACACCTACTTTCCCGCCCATGATTGCCATAGTGTTGGCTTGGGTTAATTCATACTCACTAGAGGGATTATTTAAGCCAATCCCGAATGAATAATTACCATCGACATTAATTTCACGACCCATTGCAGTGGAGTAAGCTCCATTTGCTTCTGTATCCCACCCCATTGAAGTGGAGCCAGTCCCAGTAGCACTTGTGTAAGCCCCCATTGCGGTAGACCTGTCACCTGATGCTGTTGAGACATACCCCATTGCAGTGGAGCGAGAACCACTAGCGGTAGTTTGATCCCCCATTGAAGTAGAGAACTGTCCTGTTGCGTTTGTGGAATACCCTAATGCGGTAGCGTATTGCGCAGTCGCTTCATTGCCATACCCGATTGCGGTAGCACCTACGTCTGCCGACAGATTACCACTAGTGTCGCCTGCTGTATTATAAGAACCTATTGCGACACAGTAGTTAGATAATGCAGAATTGTCTCTCCCGATTGAGGTAGAATACAACCCTCTAGCATCGGTTGAGTATCCTAATGCAACAGTCCCTTGGTTCAGACCGTTTGAGTAATACCCCATTGCAATGGAGTAATGTCCATTTGCCTCGGAGTTCTGTCCTGCTGCAAAACTAGCTATACCTGTTGCTTCAGAATGACCGCCTAATGCAACAGCCTTCTCCTGTGTTGCATCACAACCTATTCCCATTGCAATAGCATAATCATAAGTTGCCGTGGAGCTAATACCCGCTGCAATAGCATATCTTCCATTACCACCCCCTCTACCTGATACACAGTTGGCCCCCATAGCAATACCACCATGACCATAAACAGTAGAACCAGTTCCAATCTGAAGAGCTTTGACAGGATTTGAATAGTGAGTGCCAGAATTAAAGGCGGGATAGCCTATATACAATTGTGAGGGGGCATAAGTGCTTCCTACAGCAAGTGTTCCCGAAATAGTTACATTACCTGATATAGCACCACCCGTTTCATCGAGTTTGTCATCTAAAGCGTTCTGTAATCCTGTAACATTAGAGATTGTGTGGGTGTGAGAATTATTTACAACCGAAGCGTTTAAAGTTACGTTCGATTGACCGTCAAAAGAAACATTTCCTGTTAAATCTGTACCTAAAGTTAAGGTTATGGGTGATTGCCATTTACTGGCTGAAGAAGCGTTACCACCCGTTCCATCGAGTTTGTCATCTAAAGCGTTCTGTAATCCAGAAACCTTACTAATAGCAAGAGAAGGTATATCAGCAGCAACTAATGACCTAAAACTAGGAGGAGTATTAGAACCAGAACTAGGGCCAGCAAGTACTAAATTAGCAGATTTACTTCCATAAGGGTTTTCGTCGTCGCCATAAGCAGCGGATAAACTAACATTTACCGCAGCCCCTTCACCTGATCCCGTAGAGTTTAACCCTGTTCCACCTGTAACACTAGCAACATAATTACCAGTTGTGTCTGTACTTAAAGCTATCGAATTAGCTGGAACGTTAAAGTTAGTGGCACTAATATCTACAGTTGTAGCGTCAATGTCTAAAGTAGTAGTAGTTATTTCCACCTCAGTGTCAGCGTCGATATCTAACTGACCATCTGCACTGGAGGCTATTGAAATAGCTGCATCTCTAAATTGAAGAGCTTTGTCTGAATTTATTCGGATTGCCGTGTCAGCTACATGACTTAAAGAAACGTCATTATCTGCACCGAAATTCAGCACAGCCCCATCACTTTGTAAAGATACATCGTCACCAGCTACAACATCACCAGTGACTGTTAGATTACCACCAACGTCAGCGTTACCAACTAGGTTCAATGCATCAAAATGAGCATTATTAAAAATGTTCGCAGCTACTGCACCTAAACCAGCTCCGTTGAAGTAAATTACAGCAGTTTTACCCCTTGGTACTGTGTAAGCGTTAGCGGCATCGTAATTACCTTGGAAAACAATTATAGAGCGAGGAGAAGAACTAGAAAAATTATTTCTGATATAAACTATTTTTTCTGCATCATTAGGAGTTAATTGTACGTAAGCGTCACCACTAAAAGAAGCTCCGTCAGTAAAAATAAACATCCTATTGTTACCGTCAGAAACCCCTTGGCCTTCACTTATGTTTACAGTATTAGGAGAACCTGAAGAACCTGCGCTTGCTAATTCAATGCTGATTTGACCATCTAAAGAAGCATCTATTATCTCGAAGTTTTGATTAGTTATATCTCCCCAAGTACCCGATTTTTCCCCTGTTCCGATTAACTCAATACCATTATTTGTTGTATACACACTTGCCATAATTTTTCCTTATGCCGCTAGGTTAGTCCAACCTGTTGTACCTTCACTTTCTTCAGGAACGTCTGGAGTGACATTAATATACTGTGGATTTTGATTTGGCACAATCCTACCATATACCAAAACTTGACCCACCGCTGTACTAATTGAAGCTCCTGTCGAAAACACATTTGCTTTTGCAATAATCTCAACATTGTTTACACTAGGAGAAGCTTCCACCCCAATGGTTGGTACATTTGCATCCGCTGTTATAACAACATCTTCAGTTCCCGATAAACCTTCTAATCCAGAAACTAGCTGATTTACATCCGTAATAAGGGAAACCCCGTTATTCGCAGAAGTACCACTTAATCCTGTGACGGCAGTATTAGAATCCGCTGTTATAACAACAGAGGATGTTTCTAAACTAGCCGAAAAGCCACTAACGTCTAGATTTTGATTGGTAATCAATTCTACTGAATTAGTCGCCCCAGAAGCCCCCACTCCTGAAGCCAATGCGTTAGCATCCGCTTTCGCTGTACTAGAACCCACTGAGGTAGAAGCTTCAGAACCATTTACTTCGTAATTTACTTCAGTTGATAGTGTTACACTGCCTACATTTCCCGAAATAGTCGAAGAACTAACCTCTAAAATAGCTTGAGTGGTTACAGTTGAGGAAGGGTTTGAATTAAGAGAGGCCGCTAAACCTGTTACAGGAGCGTCTATTGATACAGTTGTACTAACACCATTATTATACGTATAACCTACAGTGGAACCCGTACTTACATTTGCATCTGCTGTTACAGTAACAGAGCCTACGGAAGTCGCCGCTCCAGAATTTGTAATAGACCCTTGATCCCATTCTAACTGGTTCCAAGAGCCTCTACCCCATCCGGTTAAAGCAACGACTACATTAGACATTAAGCAATCCTTATTATTGCATTACTTGCATCTGCTGTAGGAAAAACAATAGTAAAATCCCCATTAGTTGAAGCTTTGTCTCCACCGAAATCCAAAACAACCACAGAAGGATCGCCAGACGCAGTAGAGTTATAAATTAAAGCTCCTCTAGCAGTTATTGTAGCCGAGCTAAAAGTTAAATCATTAAAATCAGTAAAAGCTGTAGTTCCCGAACTAGTAGGGTCTACTCTAACTAAAGAATCCCCTCCAGCAGTATAGCCTGTACCACTAATTTCATTACTAGTAGTGTAAGCTGTAGTTGCAGCAGTAAAAGTAGCATTATTATCATACAAAGCTAATTTGAACGTACTTCCACCCGAGCTTTTAAAGTTATGTACAGCTTCTAAAAGTTCTTTTTTGAAAGATGTACACATATAATTTCCAGAAAACGGCATATCATAGCCTCCTTATCATTTGAGACAACTCTTGATGACCTGCCTCGTTCAATGCATTACATATTGTAGTCCTGTCACTATTTACAGCTTCTCGCATATAAAAAGACAAAACTTTAATTAAATCACCTTTAAAAGCGTTTGCTTGATCCCTTATAGCAGGAGGAGCAGTGTTTGAAACCTGAATAATCTTATCAGCGCAACGAACTGCAACCTCTTCGGGAGTAAACCCTCGGTTATTTGTTGTTTTCACAGTTACCTTAAAATCCATAGGTAAGTCCATTGAAATAGGATTCATCATTGTGGAGGCCTCACTACTTTACCGTTTCTGTACATATCCATAACTTCCTTCGATTCTCCAAACTGCTTCAACGATTGAAGAGCTTCTACAAATCTTTTCTCATATTGGGCCAGCATATCTGCCTCACCCTTCATGTATATATACGCTTCTAGAAGACTTCCGTAAAGTAAAGCCATTTCAGCGTTTTCACTAAGCCAAGTAGTATCACTGTCTGATCCTGATGTTAAACTAGCAGGACGATAGAAATAGTGTAATTCAACATTGTATTGAGCATCTGGAACTGGGCCTAATATGAAATGATCTACATCAAAAAAAGCATAATACCTTGGTAAACCTGTACTTTCAGATGGGTTAAACGTTTGAATAAAATCTACTTCTTTATACTCTAAGAAAACATCATTTCCACTAGAGTCTTGAAACGAAAGAGCAAACGGAGATAAAAAATCACTAGGACAAGTTAAGAACTTGTTAGAAGCCGTCATTAGTCCCGATACGTTTTTTCTAAAAAAGTTAAGTTGTACATTTTTTAAGATGCGCTCTTCAGCTAATCTAATGAACACAGGTAAATTATTCACAAAAGTCGTTTCAGAGTTTTCTGTGTAATCTTGAATGGAAGTTTTTAATTGAGCATAAGTAAAAGTCATCACACACTCACTGTAACTGTTCCAACCTTACCAAAACTTTTGGCAGGTTTAAGATTAGGGGCTTCAATTAAAGGAATACCCACGAATGTTAAAAATGGTTCTACCCTATCAGGTCTTGAGTTTGGCAACGCCTCTGGATCAACAACCTTTTTGAATGGGCCTAATTGAGGGTGTTTCGCCTCGTACTCATCAGGGCCAACTAAAAGACCATTCCACTCTTTCTTCATAGAAGAATAGGGGTAACGCAAACCACTTCGGTCTGAAATAGCGTATGACTTTTTACCCGTTGCAAATTTACCCATTAGCTTGTCCTATAGTACTCATACTGAGGAACAACATTAAAAGAAGACCTGTCGCGATCCTCGGTAGCAGCTCTTTCGAATTCCTCTTCATATATTGCTTTTAGCATTTGAACTCTGTTGGGAGCACGTTTTAGAGCAATGTAGTAAGCTAAACCAGCAGCTAAACAAGGATAAAACCTAAATGGCATATCCATTGTGTTGGTGTAATCGTCTGCATCATCCATTCGGGTCAAAGCATCATAGTAAATAACGTCTGTACTATTTTCAGGAATAGGCCAGATTTTTAGATTTGGGTTAAGTTGTCTGTCCAGAAAAAATTGGCTTGGTCTACCTTGCGTAGATTTGTTTGGAATGGTTAGAAAATCATCCCTGCTCAACCTCTCCAAAGAATAATCCGTACCCGCTCTTCGGATAACAACCGATAGAACGTCTATCACATCCGTACCTAAATCGTATTCGCCATCAGCTTGAGCAACCGTTAATGATCTTTGTTTGATTGTCCACTGGTTCAAACCTCTATTTGCCCAATCTGCCAACAACAGATTCAAAGACCTTCTTGCAGTCTTGAGATCGTAACCAGTACGAACCTCTAAACCGCAGCGCTCAAAAGCCTCTTCAATATACTCAGAGACATCTAATTCAAAATTTTTACTACCAGAAGTTGTCATAATTAACCTTAAAACTGAGAAACAGAACCTTTAGTTCTTTTTCTCCTGTTTTTCATAACCTTGCCACAACCACGAGCCACAGCAGTTCCTTCCACATTTTTCCCGTAAAACTTGCGTTTACAACGAGTATTCAGAACAGCGCCCCCTTCAGCCATTTTAGTAACCTTTGCCGCCTTAGTGTTAGAAACAACTTGTTTACCTTTTTTACCTTCTCGTTTTTTCTTAGAAGCAGTAGCTTTACGCTGAGACTTAGAAAGACTCTGAGCTTTGCTTCTGGGTAAGCACCGATCTGGATTAGACTTATTCTTGGACGTACCGCACTCTCCAGCAATGTTCCCAGAGCTGTCTAGGCGTACCCAATCTTGATCTAACCATTTCTTTAACTCACCCACGTTTTTTCCTTTTTGAGGATTTAGCGTAATTAGGGTCTTTGCAATACTTAGAAGCAGCTAAATTAGCATAAGCCGAAGGGTAGGTATCAAATGTTCTTTCTGCCCAAGCTTTCCCAGCAGGACAAATTTTACTGCCTTTAGACTTTTTACTGACCGCTCCACCTTTACGGTAATAATTAACACCGCAAGGACTAACGCTAGAACCTGTCTTTACTCGAGAACCCATATCATTTCCACAAATTATGAACAGCCGGGGCTACTAAAACTAACACTCCTATGGCCCACAACTTACCATCAACTGATTTGATAAACTGAGAGTACTCAGATAACTTCTCATCAAGCCTTTGATAACGTAAGCTACATTCGGCTTCGTGTTTTTCTAACCTTGCTATTGCTTCTTCTGCTTCTTTCATAAAAACCTCACCAAGCTTTACACGACCAGTATCGTGCAGAAAATTTATCTGATGCAGATTTACACGAATGACGAGCACGAAAGCTCTTGCGTCTAGCTGGCTGATCCTTCTTAATAGTCATGTTAGGATCACCAAACCGAACCAGTTTAACTTCGTTACCCTTCTTCGCTAAAACCGCACTCTTCTTTGATTTACCGGGGGTTCGTTTAGGCTTGTTGTAACCAGAAAAAGTTTCACCCCTGTATTGAAGTCTACCTGAAGGTAGCCTCTTTACATTCTTAGTTGTAGCCATAAAACCCCCCTAAATTTAACTATAGAAAATAGTAATAGCAGATACGTTTGTAGCAGTTCCTACGTGTATGTCATTAGCAAACAAAATACCCTCATCAGGAATATTAACTGAGTGTGAGTCAGATGCTAAAAAATCTAATTCCAAAACCGTCGAACCGCCGTTACCATCAGTAAAAATTAACTGACCTGCTCCTCCAGAGTTTGTTAACACCTGCACTTGCCGAAGACGAGCACGACCGACTCCAGCCGCACCTGCCCCAGTTAAGCGCTTTGACTTAATATCTGAATTAGCCATCCTGCTCCTCCAGCTTTTTTTGCTCTAGTTTCTCTTTAATAGAAATAGGTTTCTTAACCTTAGCTTCTTTAACTACAGGTTTTTCCACCTTTTTTTTACTTCTTAACTTGCCCATAAGTACCACCTAAATCAAGAAAAAGGAGTTGCTTCAGTATCAGTAGCTGATTGATGTATTTTGACTAAATACTTACCAGAATACAAATCTTGAAGTTCAACCATTCCACCTAAGATTCCACCCTTAGTCGATCCATCTAAAGTGATTGTAGAGGAATCAGAAGCTGTCTCAAAAATAGAAGCGCCATTGCCGCCATCGTTAGCTACAACAGCAACACCCGACATAGTGTCACTACCACTAAGTTGAATAACGTAGTTGTTGGAAGTTACAGTAGTTTTTACAAAGAATTTGTAAACATTACCTGAACCAGAAGCTGCTGGTAAGGTTACGGTTAAGCCGTCTGCTTTATCTAAAAGCATTACACGACCTGCGTGTGAAGCTGACGTTAAAGAAACGTCACTGCTTAAAGAAACAACGGAGCCTGATCCTGAGATGAACCCATTATTAGAAGTTACTGGGCCTGAAAAAGTAGTCGATGCCATATAATTACCCCTTGCACAAGGTTTCGCTCTGTAGTCTGTGCAACGTCAGGAGGCTCGGAACCTGTCTACAAAGCTGTGTTTTTGAGCCTATATTTATTCTAACACATGGATAAGAAAAAGGGCTTCCGAAGAAGCCCCCTGATCACAAAAAATTTGTAATTTAATCTAATTAAGCAGCACCCGGAGAACCGAATACACATCGCCAATCAGAAACGCCGAAGCTGTAACGCTCACGAGCTTTGAAACGCATATTACCTGTGTCGAAGTCTCCTTCCATAGCGGTCTTAATAGGCGCTCGGTTGAAGTACTTGAAACCGTTAGGTGCGTCAGTCTTGATGAAGAATGCATCAGTGTCAGTTAAGAAGTGGTTTACAACCGCCCCATCTGGCAACATTCCCATCGACTTCATCGCGTTCAAGTCGTTGTCTGCACTTCCGGGTCGCAGGTTGGAGTTAAGAACTCGCTCTGCAATAAACTGAAGTTCCTTTGGAATAATCAGCTTCATACCACGAACTGCAATCTTTAGACCACGTTCATCAGTCATTCCAGCAATATCAATTAGCATTTGCTCTAAAGAAGTCTCATTGAGATCAGCAGCAGTTACTAAAAGGTTACGCTGGTTTCCAGATAAGCTAGGGTGAGCGTTCGAACATAAAGCAGCACCATCACCAATAGCGTGAACGCCAGTGTTGAAAGCATTGTTTAAGATCGAAGCAGCTTTAATCTGCTTAGTCTGAGCCATTGAACGAGCTAAAGCCTTTGTATAACGTGAAGCTAGACGATCATACAGATTGTCTTCAATAGCCTCTTCAGTTATAGAGAAAGCCAAAGCAATTGTCTCGTGAGTGTAACGTGAAGTATAGGTTTCTTGTGCATCGTCAAAACTAATGCTTCCGCCTTCGTTTTTAACTGGTGCAGTTCCGAAACCACCAAGCATAACTTCTTCTTCAAAAGCTCTGTCAGAAGACTCTTCTTCGAAGATTTCACTATGCTCGTTTTCATATCGGTTGTATTCAAGCCCGAACAGCGCATTAAGGCCGGGTTCAAGCTCTTTCGCTAGTTGTGCTCTTGAAATAGCCATCCTAGTCCCCCCTTAAATTCCAGTGGAAGGAGCAGTTGTATCAAACCTGCGACTTCCAGCGTTAAAATGTGCGTTCAAGCGAACAATTAAAGGAATTCCAGCAGCAGCGAAATCTTCGTTTGCTGGGTCTTCCATAACACCTACAATACGCAAAGGTAAAGTAGCTGTAGCGGCAATACTACTAACAGACAAAGCAGCAGAAGATACTCCAGTACTAGCACTACCCGAACGAGCGGAAGCACCTAAGTTAGCATTTTTAAAAGTTTTACCTACAGCGCCTGCTCTATTAACTAGAGTAGCGTCTGAAGCTACTTTAAAAAGTTGATCTGGATTATCAGCCACAAAAGCTTTTACCGGATAGTTAGTGTCTACACTAACTGAGTTACTTCCGGGCCAGTAGTTTTTAAATACAGGTTTTTTACTTACAGAATCTACGTATTCAACGCCCATCAGTACACCTAATGCTTGAGTAGTACCACCATCAGCAGCACCAGCATAATCAATAAATCCGGTATTCAAAGGAACGACGATACCGTATTGATATATAGCATGATCGTTGTCAGAAGCTATCTCATACTGAGTTACCCCAGTTGAGTTTACACCGCTGCCAACTAGACCGATAGGACGAAGACCGTAGCTAGTGTCTTGATTAGCCATAATTTTCCCCCAAAATTAAAGCAGCCCTACTTTTTTGGGCCACCAAAAGTTACACGACTTTGCCGATCAGCATTGCCAATCCGCATGGTTGAATGAGCATTCTCCCTCATCATGTCCTGATCAACAGCTTGCATTTGATCCGCACTTCTTTGATTAAAGTAAGCCGATCTCTCTGCTACTGTTTCCTCTGGAAGTCGAGCGAGAAGTAATCCTCCAACGCCGAATACCCCTTCGTACTTCCCTGAGTCAACGACAGGTGCTTCGAAGTCTGGATATTCATCCTTACGGACTAATTCCCATCCCTCTCTAAGCTTGGCGCTGATGTTTTTAGTATCGTCGAATCCACGAGTCTCTGCTCGAATCCAACGATGCTTGAAGCCTGACGGCGCAGGTGGAGCGTCCAACATTGATGGTGGAGACCACGGCTTACGCTGTGCCGTTTTCTCTCTAGTTTGGTTAGCGCGAAGGGTTCTCTTTACGTTTACTTCTTCTTTTTTACACATAATTAGTCCTTCACGTATTTAGCGTATTCTTCTAGTGGCACACCCAATTTTTTAGCAATAGCTACTTGGCTAGGGGTGAGTCTAACCTTTTTGCTGCGCCCAGATGTTTTTGATCTAGAGGCTCCAACAACCGTCTGAGCGGGCCGTTTATTGGAATTGCCTGCGTCTAGCTTAAACTTCGAAGCTATACGTTTATCTAGTTCATTATAATATTCATCAGACTGAGGGTCAAATCCCTCACTCTCGACAAGTGTTTTATGTATCCCAAAAGCAGCATAAGTCATCGCTTCATCCTGACCGAACCATTCGTTCTTCAAAGCCCACATTTCTGCTTTCTTGTCAGGACGTTTAGCTGGTTGCTGCTGTACTTGCTGCTGTGCTTGCTGTTGCTCTAAAGCTATCTGCTGTTGTCTGTACTGCGCCTGCTGTTCTTGTTGATACTTAGCTTGATTAGCTCTATCTTCTTGAATAGCTAACGCGGTCAGCTTTCTTTGTGCCTCTACAGCAGCAGCGGAATCACCTAGATCAATTGCTCTCGTTAAGTCATCTTCAACACGTTTAATCTCCGAAGAGACACGGCTAGAGTACTCATTGACGTAATTTGTATCTAGGTTTTCTACCTTTCGCTTTAATGTTTCAGACTCACTTTGAATAGCTTGAGCATAACGGAGAGCTTCTTGCTCTCGTCTTTCAGCTTCACGCATCTTCTTAGTTAGTCGGTCAATCCTTCTTTGAGTAGAACTTTCCGCTTTCTTAAATTGATCCTCGCCCGAATCTTCTACCGCTACCTCAGAGCCAGTGTCCTCAGATACTGCTTCTTCAAGCACCACCTCAGTTTCTTGCTCATCCGTACCGATTTCAACTTCTGTTGCTTCAGTCATTTGTTATCTCCTTACAGATGATGTATGTCTTCGGGATCAAGGATTGTTGCAAGAATCTCATCGTCGTTGAGAATCCTAACCTCTCCCCCGTCTATTTGAAATCTAGACCCCGCATAACGAGCAAACATCACCCACTGACGTTCCTCGCACCACGGGCCCGTTGGAAACTTTTCTTTGTCCTTATATGCTAAAGGGCCAGCCTTCAACACATAACCTACTTGAGTGGAAATCTGTTTATTGTCCTGCACCAACGTAGGTAAAATAATACCGCTGTCGGTCTTCACTTTACCAGTGTAAGGTAAGATAAGGAGTCTCCATCCTGTGGGGGCAGGCATCCGCTCTAGCAAAGAAGCTCCAATCGCTTCGGGATTCAACTTAGGTTTGTCTACATAAACATCCGCTAAGGATTGTTGATTTTCTGTTTCTTTCTCAGTTGATTCAGTCATCTGATCGCTCCTGTTTATTTAGCAGGCTCTTGAGTTCCTGTTCCACGTAAGCTAGGCCTTCTAAGTTGCCCATAATCTCACGATAATGTTCCATTGATTTGATGTTACCGTTCGTCATAAATTCCACGCATTGTTCTCTGCGCTCACGGATTAAACGAAAAACGGCCTCTGGTACGCTAATATCTACCATAAGTTCCTAAATTATCACATTTTTTGTCATAAAAGCTACTATAATTATAGATTATCTCGTAAGACCTTTAGATTTCTCATAAGTCCTCAAAGTACCTAAACCCAATAAACCACCTAGAACGGTCATTAAAGTAGACATGTCGAACTCAGGTAAGCTAGGAATTTGTATCCCATAGACTGTTAGACCAAAAATTAAAAAGGGTTGCAAGACAAAATGGTACGCAAACGCAATACCGCAAACCCAACCGATAAATGGCCTCCAAGAAGATTTGAAGAAATTAGGCGATTGGGCCTCAATTTTATTGACCTCAATCTGAGCTAAAGCTATCGCATGAGCTTGCTTTTCTGCCATAGTAGCAATCTCATGCGCTAACTTGTTCCGCTTATCCCTATCAGGGATAGCTTTTTCCAGTAATCCAGTGATTGGATTAATTAAACTACCAAAAATCTTATTTAACACATTTTCTCCAAACGCCTACTTTTTACTCATGTAGGCTGTAGCCCCAAAATAAAAACCAACGACAGAAGCTTGCGCTAAATAAAATAGACCAAGTAAGTCACCTAAAGCGTTTACACGCTTCTCAGAAACGTAAGGAGTGAATAGAATGAAGGTAAAAATGACCATACTAGCTAACGCTACCCAAGCCATTTTCCGTTGAGCCTCTGCTTTTTCTTCACGAAGCTCTAACTCCAACATCCCCTGAGAGCTTTGAAGCTCTTCTTCAGTAACTATACCATCTCCATCCAAATCGTAACCGCCTAACCGTGAACGAACCACGGCATCAATACCCCATGTATTTAGTGCCGCGTTTCGCAGCACCCGAACCCCGTACCTTCATCTCACGAGGTTTGTCAGATACTTTTGGAGCATCTGCACAATAACCATAAGGAATCTTACCTTGACCTTTTATCTCCGCATAACCTACCGCTTTCGGACTTTTTGCAGGAGCCGAACCCTGATGCTTAACCTTTGCCACAATTTCCCCCTAATTGTTGCGCTGTTTCAACAACTCTCGATCCATCGCCGACTGGATTCTCGCAGCCGTTTGACGCTCTTGAGCCGCCAACCTCTGATTAAATTGCTCTGAACGCATCTGCTGGTTCTGAGCATCCAACTGTAATTTTTGTTGATCTATTTGATTGTCTGCCTGATCTGCTTGAGCTTTTAGCTCTAGTTCCTTCTCTTTTAATTGAACTAATGGGTCTGGGCCTTGCTGCTGACCTTGACCATTGATCTGTTGAGAAAGCTGACGAGTTTGTTCCAAACCTTCAGAAACAAATTGAGCGACCATTTGCTCAAACTGCAACTCCATATCCATACCTTGCTGCATACCTTGTTGACCTAATTGCTGCCTAGCCTGCTCTCTAGCAGCTATTTGAATATGCTCCATAACGTGCTTTTGTACCGCAACACCCACCATAGGCATCTGAGTAACCATAGGTGAAGTCATAAACATAATATGAGCCTTTATGTGAGCTTGGTGATTCTGACCCTCGAAAGCTTTCAAAGGCAACATATCAAAAGCGTTGATATTCTCTTTAGCTGGATCAATAGGTTCAGGTATTTCCGAAGGGGTAGCCTTCATAATACGGTCTACGTCCTGAACTCCCAAAGCTTCGTACATATCCTTATACACTTCATGCAAATTGTGCAACTCTGGAGCCTGAGAAGCTAACTGTAACTTAGTCTGAGCCAACATAATTCGCTGAGATTGACTAAACACATTCGGATTACTAACAGGCAAAACGTCCACACGATCATCAAAATCCTGAGCCATGATCGACTGATTACTGCCCGCTACAGTATACGGATACTCCTGTGGCAAACTCTCCGACATTACACGAGCCAGAATCTTAAATTCCTGACGCATCGCATAATGCAAACGCTTATGCACAGCACTCATGACCCGTGAGCCTTGTTCCATCATCGCAACAGTCGTGCCCACCGCTGCCTGCTGATTCCCATCGCCAACCTTCAAATCAGTTATCGTGGCAAACCGCTGACCAGCCTGAACTACAAAACCAAGCAAATTAAACAAAGTCGTATCAGCACCCTTAAACGGCAACAGCATCAAACTGTCTCTAATAGCACCACCGGGAGCATCTACATCACGAAATTCACCGGGCTGTAAAGGATCGTCATCGTCCCTGATCCGTAGGCCGCGGGCCTTGAACCCTGCTGGAAGA